CTTTCTAGTTTGTCCGTCGGCTGTTTTGACATTAGTGCCCGTAGTAAATAAGTCAATTACATTCTGATCCGCCGCCAGTGCCCTCGCTGCTTCCGTGCTTGAAGCCGCCTGTGTCAAAATTGTTTGAATCTGATTGGGCAGGTGAGACATAGCGCTCGACTGAATTTGCATTATTTGAGGCAGATTTAATCCCCCAAGCGCTATATGAGCATTGGTTCCGGGAACACTGGCTGAATGATAAAACGCTGCCGCCGCTCCCGCATTTTCTGTTTTAGATAAATGCGCTACAAGATTAGTGGTGCTGGTAAACAGATTTTCACTTTCTTTTTTTGCAGCCTCTGCCGCTGCTTCCGCCTTCTTTGCCTTTATCTGATCGCTTGCGGCGTAACCGCTCAAGATAGTTTCAAGCACCCCGCCAACAACGGCATAAGTCAGATCACTGCCCATCTTCTGTCTCCTCTACATTCAAAAAGCCCTGTGGGGCGGGAGCAGCAGGAGGATTATCCGGGGGCATCTGCATACTTTTTCCTGTATCTTTTCCGCCTTGGCGCAAGATCGCATTTAGTTCTTCTCTCATTGCAGAGAACATACGAGGATTATTCGTCTTCAGAAGTTCTAAATACTCCCTGTCGTCCATCCTGTTTTCAGACGTAGGGTCATCATTCTCAAACATGCGATAGGGTATGCCCTCTTGTTCCGCCAAATACGCCACATAGACGGCTAGCGGTCCCTTTGCTATTAAACCTACGTCTAGGTTAAACTCGCCTTGTTCAAATCCATTCATAACCCAAGCCTCTACAAGATGTTCTATAGAAACACCCGCAATGAGAAGCTTGAACATTTCACCCCTAAACTCTTCGTCTTCATCTAACTGGCCTGTAGCCGTCTCTAGGACTTCATCCACATCGACGCTTTTAGCCGGGTTTCCCCAAGGCCAGTTTTCGTTCTCTACAGTCAGAGAAATACCCGGAGGAGCCGCAGCAAAAGGGTCACTGCTTTGAACGTCTCCGCGACGGGGTTCAGTGGGTTTTTGTCCTACAAACATGTGTCGTTCCTACTGGTTCAAGTGTGATCTAAAGCGGGTTCGCGCCACGCGATTTGAACGTGCGCTAGCCATATTTGCACTACCGAATGATCCAACAGCTATATTCGGAGTTACGTTTTGACGCTTTCTAGTCAAAGATGCCCTATAGTTCTTGGCTGCAACGCTGGCAAGATTTACGTCTCGCGCGGTGTTGTTAGCAAAATACCGAAAGGCGCTTTGCAAATTCGGCCCCTTCAGTCCGATAGGGGCTTGCATTGCCTGCGCCGTTGGTCGAGCAGATCGTAGGCTAGAGTCAAAGTTGAAAGCCCGCTTAGGTATGAAGCCACTTTCATCTTCATTCTTGCTGTCTAAGGCATCAACGACACTCGACCCTAGCTGAAACAGATCGTACGCATCACCAAAAAATTTACTTATAGATTTAGAGAGTTTGAATTCCCCTAGCATTATCTGCTCCTCTGCGGTTATTCGGGCTTGCCCCATCTACCAATCACTTTGATAAGGTTCTTAGCAATGATGTTTCTTTGCTGTTTATCGTACAGATTTTCTGTCGCGGATACTTCTAGAGATTTAAGCATAGTTTCATGCTGTCGCTGTTTTTCGCTCTCTGCCGCAGTGAAATTAAATGTAGCATTATCTCTGTACATTTGCCACAATTGATTCATAGCTGTTTGAGATGCGTTGTAAGTATTCTGCGCGTTGATCCTGTTTACCTCATTCTGTGTCGCCGTGTTTGCGGTATTCACAGACCGTCTCCACTGTGCGTTCGACTGATCGACAGCAAACTTCATATTTGCGTTAAACTTTTCGCGCTGATCTTGCATAGATGCGTTATACTCTTTGTACGCATTCTCTTGATTTATGTTGAATTGCTGGATGGCCACGCCCCTATTGATGTTCGCGGTATCAATCTGTACGCCCAATTCAGTAAAGAATTCTTCAATCTGTAACTGACTCTTTGCATTGAACTGCTTTCGCGCATTTTCTGCTGCGGCATCAGTCAGAGCAGCCTGCGTGGCAGCGCTGTATTTCAGTGTGTTAGCCTGCTGTGTGTTGTCTAAGTTTTTCAAATCGACAGAAAGCAGAGCCTGCGCGTTTGAAATGGCGGCTTTCGTACGGGCATCCGCGTTTTGCCTGTCCATAGTTGCAACCTGCAGCGCATTTTGTAATGCTGCTTGCTGACGGTTGTCGAGGTTTTTAAGCTGTATAGCCCCGTACATCTGCGCGTCTTGTGACGCTACGGAGATGCCGGATTCCATGATAGACTGTGTGATAGCTGCTGCCGCCAAAGAAGAAGACCCCAAACCTCTTTGTTGCATAATCGCCACTGCCTTACGAGCCTGTGGGGATGCCCAAGGGGGAAGGGGTTTGCCGTCTTCTATACCCGAAAACAACTCACTAAGCTGGTACTGCACAGTAGCCCGCTTATCTAATTCATCTGTCTGTGCTTCAGCAAATGCGCCGTCAGACAGCTTCTGCGAGGAGATGTCATCTATGTCAATAAGATCATCAAAATCAGACTGTGCTGCAGTCAGTGTAATGTCTTTGGAACGCTCTACTGCACTGTCAATACTATCAACTTGACCTACATCCGGATCGGATATCTTGGGCGTGGTCACATTATATTTTGACATATCTGTCGTGTCTAGAAGACTGGGATCGACAGTAGGCATCTCCCCCGGTTCTGTAGACACAGTTATATCATCAGACTTTAGAAGTTCTTCGTCTTTGACTTCCTGCGTGACAGCTTTGGGTTTAGTGGCATCAGTACCCACCTTTGCGGCCATCGTCTCCGTCTTCTTTTCGAATTCGGTGCGCGGGTCTTCCTGCTGCTCGTCTGTAGTGTTTTCTTCTGCCATTACCTAATCCCCATAAATACAGACACAACCATAGCTACCACTAAAACAGTGCTTCCCATGATCATCGCCTCAAGACGCCACATACGCTTGTCCAAGCTGTCAAGTCTCTCTTGAACAGCCGCATAGCGTATGGCGCACTCTTTTTCGTGTGCCTCAAGTTCCATCTGTGTCTTGAGTACGGGTTCCACAGTCATCTTCATGTCTATGACTTAGGATTGTCCGTCTTGATCTGCGCTACCTTAGTCTGCCACGCATCTAGGCCGTTCTCTGTGATATACTCAAGTTGACTCTCTGGACTACCATACGCAGTCTCACGCGCCTTTTGCCACGCAGGTCGTGGATCAGCTTCAGCAGGTTTCACTGCTGCTGTGCGTGTCGCACCCGCAGATAGGAAAGAGGGCTTATCTCCGCCGGTCCTTAGATGTGGTGGAATGGTGTTATGTACGAGATCATCAAGTTCCACTTCCGTCATGTCAGACGTCAACTCTAGATACGTGAATGAGCCGTCACTCCACTGGATTTTGGCTAGGCCATTGTTAATTTCGGGAATACTGTATTCCATTATACTGTACCTCCTTGTACAGGCATTAGTTATTGAGATGTGTTACCTTAATCGCCGGTAGAACCCGACAGTGAGCCGCTGCCCGTTACGCCCCCGGCGACATTTGATATGCCTCGTACAGACAAGCCTGCTGCTCCCCCGGAAGAACCGCTACTACCGCTGCTTCCGCCACTGCCATTAGTATGGTTTCCGTTGCCGCCTGTAGCACCTGTGTTTCCGGTTGCTCCTGTTGAGCCTGCCGCACCGTAAGCACCGCCCGTACCACCAGTACCGCCCGTGCCACCTGTGCCACCGGAACCAGCATTAGTACCACCACCGGAACCGCCGGAGCCGTTAGAACCACCGGAACCGCTTGCAGCAGACTGATTGTAGCCTTGGCCTACACCGCCGCCGCCGCCGGAGCCGCCGCTTCCACCCGCACCACCATTATAGTAGTTTGTGCCGCTATTCAGTGTCCTTCTACGAATGCTGTACCCGTAGGCAACGTAACCTCCGCCGCCCGGATACTGCGGACCGATTGGAACTGCTTCGTAGTACGAACGTTCGTACTGAGGGTTGCTACCCGTAGACGATGTAGAGTTGCCCGTACTAGCGACGACACTGCCATTCCAGTACCAATATTGAACAGCGCCGTCACTGCGCCAGTACGTACCGTATCCACCGCCGTAATTATAACCGGACCAAGAACTGTAGTTAGAATAGGATTCACTTCCTTGACCGCCTGTGCCACCCGTGCCGCCAGCGCCACCAGCACCACCCCCACCGCCACCGGCTCTGATCGTGCCGTTGTTGATAAGTGTACAGGCCACATCGGCTTCAAAGGCGTCACCGCCGGAACTACCAGCCGCACCACCAGCACCGCTAAGTGTGCCGTTGTTTGTAATACTTATGCTCCCGGACAGGCCGCTATCAATCTGCAGTGCTTCTTGACTTGTGCTAGTCGCACCCAGTTCAACGTCGCTGTTGATAACAATCTCTTTAGGGTAGTCTACGCCGTAGTCATCACCAAAC